ACTGTCCAAAAATCACAGGTTATCAATGGGGGTCAATTTAAATAATCCATAGGGGGTCAATTTGTTGAGAATATCCACGTATTCAAAGGTGCGCAGCCATTCATTGTATGCGGTATCTCTCGCTGCTGCGGAGAGTTCGGCTAATTGGAAAAGGTCGTATGTCCTTGTTATCGTTCTCATATCGCTGTCGTTTTAGATGGTCTGTTTCAGTATCTCTCTCCAATAGGTCGGCTGCACTTCGCTCAAAAGGAAGTCTGTAAAGTCCCTCCGTGCGTCCTTGTTCAGTTCTCGGTAGAGTTCACGGAACACGGATATGTTGCCGTTGATGTACGTTTCCACCATGGAATCGTAATTTATTTCCAAGTGGTTGAATATCATTCTTTTCTAAAAGCTACTCAACTGTAATTTCCTCCGATTGCTCCACCAATGACTTGCGTTGTTCTGCACAAGGTTGCGTGAAGGTTTCCAAAGGCAAAGGTAATGAATTAGTTTGAACTTTTACCATTGTTATCTTTCAATTTTTTGATTTCCCTATCAAAATCGCTTTCAAGCATATCCATTTCACGTTTACGATAGATGGCAAACTCCTTTTCTGCCTTCTCAATCGCTTGTTTATGCGAAATATTTCCCTTGCCAATCAAAACCTTACGCTTGTGTGCTATGATTTGGTTGTCCAGTGCCTCTATCCAATCTTTCATTGTCATGGGATTCATTTCCAATGCTTGGAACTCGGCAAAGTCCAAGAAACCGGAAACAAGCAGATTCAGACGTTGGAGTTCAATCTCAGACAAATAGTTCTTGGCTATTTTTATATCATCCTTAGTCACATAGTTTCCCTTGAAGTTCGTCATGCCCACAAACGGCTTCTCATTGTCCACACGATTGTATATCACTTCTGCCGCAGTATTCTCATGAACGGCATAATGCAACTTGTTCTGTACGGTGGCGAAAAACAATTTCGTCATCTCATCGCGTGGGTCATAATCCGTGGCCGTAGCATAAATATCTGTGACTTGTTGGTAGAAGTTGCGCTCACTACTACGAATATCCCTAATGCGTTGCAGCAACTCACGGAAATAGCGATTACCGCCCTGCTTCAACCGTTCATCATCCATAGCAAACCCTTTTTGGATATACTCATGAAGCCGTTGTGTTGCCCAACGTCGGAAACGAGTCGCCACTTGAGACTGCACACGATAGCCCAAGGCTATAATCATGTCAAGATTATAGTGGTCAATGTTACGTTTTACCTGACGATTGCCTTCCTGACGAACTAATAAGAATTTCTTATAAGTTCGATTCTCATCTAATTCTTTGTCTGAAAATATATTGCTTATATGCATCGAGATGTTCTCCTGTGTAGTACAATATATTTCTGCCAACTGATTTTGTGTCAACCACAAATCCTCATTGGCAAAACGCACGGACACACGAGTTATCTCGTTATCGTCTTGATAGAGTATTATTTTATTTTCTTCGTTCATGATTTGCTACGGAAGTAATTGATTTCTTGGCACAAAAGTAATGATTTAGTACGAGAAACCATCATGTTTCCGACTTTTTAATCTACATTTCTGAGAAACAATGCGCTAAATTCAAGATAGAAGTATTATATTTGCATTATAAATCAAAGTATTGTAATTAATAGGCAAATCAAGACGTATGGAATCTCAAAAAATCAATAGGCTGAAAGTTGTGTTAGTGGAGAATGGTAAAACCGGGAAATGGCTTGCTGAGCAAGTCGGTAAGAACGAAGCAACCGTTTCGCGATGGTGTTCCAACAAGATGCAACCCTCTCTTGATATGCTTGTGAAGATTGCGGCACTTCTGAATGTAGACCCTCGCCAACTGATTAATGGCGGTAATAATGATTGATTATGGCAAAGAAAACGACAAATAAGAAAGATAACCTTCCGATGGAAGAGGTATTATGGAAAGCGTGTGATGCGCTACGTGGCTCTATTGAGCCGAGCGAATACAAACACGTTGTCCTTTCATTGATATTTTTGAAATATGCAGGCTTCCATTTTGAGAAACGCCGTCAGGAGATAATTAATGACGGTCTTGAAGACTTTGTGGATAGCGTAGAGTTTTATGCAGCCAAGAATGTATTTTATCTTTCGGAAAAGGCTCGCTGGTCATATATCAAGGAAAACGCAAAGCAACCGAATATTGCTTCAATCGTTGACAAGGCACTTTCTGACATCGAGAAAGAGAACAAACCTTTGCATGGTGCATTGCCTAATAATTATTATAGTTCACTGGGTATGGAGGCAGAAAAACTTGGTTCATTGCTTGATAAGATTGATGGTTTTGATGCTATACTCGAATCGGCAGATGGTAATGATATTATAGGGCGCGTTTATGAATATTTCCTTTCAAAGTTTGCTATTAAGGAAGGAAAAGGAAAGGGCGAATTTTATACACCCAAGACGATAGTCAATCTGATTGCCGAGATGATTGAACCCTACGAAGGTAAAATCTACGATCCTTGTTGCGGTTCGGGCGGCATGTTTGTGCAGTCGATGAAGTTTGTAGAAAGTCACCATGGTAATCGTCGTAAGGTATCGGTGTATGGTCAGGAATATACCAAGACCACTTTCAAACTGGCAAAAATGAATCTTGCTATTCGTGGTATTGCAGCCGATTTAGGCGATTATGCCGCTAATACATTTACAGATGACCGCCATAAGGACTTGAAAGCCGATTTCATTATGGCCAATCCTCCCTTCAACCAGAAAGATTGGAGAGCGGAAAACCAGCTGACGGACGACCCTCGTTGGGATGGTTATGACGTGCCGCCTACCTCTAATGCCAACTATGCTTGGATTCTCAATATGGTGAGCAAACTCTCATCCAATGGTGTGGCTGGTTTCATTCTTGCCAATGGCGCATTGAGTGCCGATGGAACAGAGGGGGAGATCCGCCGTAAGATGATTGAATGCGGATTGGTGGAAGCTATTGTTATACTGCCTCGAAACCTTTTTTACTCTACTGATATATCTGTTACGCTTTGGATTCTTAATGCGAACAAGAAAGCTCGTGTAGTCTATCGTAATGAAGAAGAAATACATTATCGTGACCGTGAAAAGGAGATTCTTTTCATCGATATGCGTCAGATGGGCAAACCTTTTGAAAAGAAATATGTGCGTTTCACCGATGAGAATATTCGTAAAGTAGCCGATACTTATCACAATTGGCAACGAGAAGGACATACTGAAACTTATACTGATATGCCTGAGTTCTGCAAATCGGTAAGCATGGATGAAGAAGGTGGAATAGCAGACAAGGGGTTCTCGCTGGTGCCTTCTAAATACATCGAATTTGTCAATCGGGATGAATCGGTGGATTACGACACACGGATGAAGGAACTCCAATCGGAACTTGCCGACATCCTTAGGCAAGAGGCTGAAAGCAGAGAAGTAGTGCTTAATGTCTTTAAATCGCTGGGATATGAAATCAAATTATAAGCGGCTGGGGGACTATATCCGGCAGGTGGATGTGCGCAATCGGGACTTGGCGGTGGAAAGGTTACTGGGACTAAGTGTAAACAAACAATTTATACCCTCAATAGCCAATACAATTGGCACGGACATGAGCAATTATAAAGTTGTTGCTCCTAGTCAATTTGTATACATAGCTGACACATCACGTCGAGGAGATAAAATTGCGATTGCATTATTAGGCGGTCAAGGCAAGGCGATAGTTTCTGCGATATATACAGTCTTTGAGATAACAAACGAAATGGAATTATTGCCTGAATACCTGATGATGTGGTTTCGCCGTCCTGAGTTCGATAGATATGCCCGTTTTAAATCGCATGGCTCAGCACGTGAAGTTTTTGAATGGAGTGAGATGTGCGAAGTCTTGTTGCCTATTCCTCCGATTGAAGAACAACGAAAAATAGTAGCCCAATATCAAGCTATAGAGCGACGAATTGAGAATAATCGTCGGTTGATAGCTACTCTTGAAGAAACGGCTAAGACGATCTATCGTAAAATGTTTGTGGATAATATTGATATAGAGAATCTGCCTAAAGGATGGCGAATAGGAACATTGGGGGAATTTGCGGTTTTTAAGAATGGGAAAGCTGTACAATCCATAAACGGTGAGATTCCTGTATACGGCGGAAATGGTATTGTTGGGGGGCATAATTCCCATAATGCCATAAATGTAATAGTAATTGGTAGGGTTGGAGCTAATTGTGGAAATATTCAAATAGAACGAGAAAAGTGCTGGATTAATGATAATGCGATGTTGGCAGTTTCCAAAGAAGGAGCGTTGTATTATCTTTATTGGCTTTTGAATACTCTTAGCTTAAATAGTAAAAGTGAAGGATCGAGCCAACCGTTGTTAACTCAAACGATTCTAACCCAAATTGATTGTGTCATCCCAAATAGCAATACGATACAACGTTTTGATAAAATAGCTGAAGTAATTGAAATAGAAAATATTCAGAAGAGAAAAGAAATAGGAGTATTAATCGAATTACAATCTTTGCTTTTGTCAAAGTTGGGACAATAAATTATTAAAGTCATGTCATTTGGTTTAGTAAAAGTAATATTTATAAATCGTGCTCCATTTAAGCGTCTGGAACTTGATTTTAAAGAAAATGGTATAAATGTATTATCTGCCATTAACGGAAATGGAAAAACAACTATCCTGTCGCATATAACAGATGCTTTTTATGAATTAGCAAAAAAAGTATTTCACAATGAATTTGAAGGTAAAGAGAATAAATATTATCGGGTATCTTCTGCTTTGTATAATATCAATTCATCAAGCCCTTCATATGTATACTTACGTTTTAAATACAATAATAAAAACATAGATTATATTGATATTCGAAATAACTGTACGAAAGAACAATATGATTCAGAAATAACCATAGAATCTAAAATAGATTTTTCAAAAATACAACATACGCTCTCCTCTGCCAATAATATCAAGTTTTGGTCATTGGATGATAAAAATATAATCGAAAAAGAAATCTTTTCAAAATCCATATTAACATACTTTCCTTCATATAGATATGAAACCCCTAACTATTTGAATGATCCATATAATATTAAATTGGATTATGCAATAAAAAGTAAATTCTCAGGTTATCTTGATAATCAGATTGAGGTTGTTTCTGATTTACCTTCATTGGTTAATTGGTTTTTGGATGTACTACTTGACATGAAGTTAAAAGAAGAAACTCGATTATTTAAAAAAGGCAATAATATTCTCCCGATAACGATACCTCCAGAAGAAAGAACTTTTGTGTGGGACAATCTCAATAATATTGTATCAAGTGCTTTATCTTCAAAGTCTTATAATGGAATTATTAGATTAGGTATAGGAGCAAGAAACAGTGGTTCAACTAGAATAGCTATTATGAATGATGTATCGTCCAATACTTCATTATGTATCTGCCCTTCAATATTTAATTTATCTGCAGGTGAATTGTCGTTAATATCTATCTTTGGCGAAATTCTTCATCAAGCAGATAACAACCAAAATAATATACAATTGAACAATATAAATGGAGTCGTTTTAATAGATGAGGTTGATAAACATCTTCATATCACATTGCAAAAAGAAATTTTGCCCAAATTATTCAATCTATTTCCCAATATACAATTTATCGTGAGTTCTCATTCTCCTTTCTTGAATATTGGGCTTGCTGAAACTGCGTCAGAGCGTTCTCAAATAATAGATTTAGATAATAATGGTATTACTTGTTCTCCGACAAATAATGCTTTATATAAAGAAGTTTACGATATGATGGTGAATGAGAATAATCAATTTGCTCGGAAATATCAACAATTGGAAGATTCTCTTAAGGCAATTAGGAAACCCTTAGTAATAACTGAAGGAAAAACAGATATTAAATTTATTCAAAAAGCAAAGGATGTTTTGGAAGCAAATGATATAGATTTTGATGTTATAACTCAAGATCAACAACCTGACGGAGACTCAAATTTACAAAAGATGCTGGAACAGCTATGTAAAATAAGGAGGCCTTTCCCTATTATTGGAATATTCGATCGAGATATTGATTCTACGGTAAAAAAGATGGATGTTGGAGAAGATAAATACAAAGATTATGGAAATGGAGTATATGCTTTCTGCATACCAATACCCAAAGATAGAAAAGATAAGGGGCAAACAAATATTTCAATAGAATATTTGTTCTCAGATGAAGAAATCAAATCTCCAGTCAATGAGACTGGACATAGATTGTTCTTCGGTACAGAATTTACACAACATTCTATGAGACATAATGAAGATAAAAATCTTATATTGAATAAGCCCGATGGTAAAACTTTGGATAAAATATTAGAAAACAATGGAGGGCAAGCCGTATATGATGAATTTGATAATAACCTATTAGCAAAAAAAGATGATTTTGCAAAAGCGGTTATTAGTAATTACATCAAAATAAGTAATGACAGCTGGGAAAACTTTCGCCCAATCCTTGAAAAAATCAAGAAATTATCAGGTTTATAATTATGTTACAATTCAACGAAACACAATTAGAGCAAGCATTTGTCGAACTTTTCAAGGCTGAGGGGTACGACTATGTGTATGGAGAAAGCATCTCACGTGATACACGAGATGTTATTCTCTACGATGACTTGCGTCTTTATTTGCAGAAAAAATATGAAGCCGAACATATCACTGAGGATGAAATTAATCGGGCAATCACCAGGTTGGAAACATCGGACGGCGGTGGTGTATACGCTGAGAATGTAGAAGCGTTGCGACTTCTGCAAGAAGGCTTTTCGTTGAAGCGAACCAATCCTAAGTTGCCAAACCTTCATATCTATCCAATTGATTTTACAGAAGTGAACAATAATGAGTTGGGAAAGAATAACATATTCAGGTTCGTCAATCAGTTTGCCATTGACGGAGAGCATCATCGTATTCCTGACGGTATTGTATTTGTAAATGGACTTCCATTGGTGGTACTTGAATTCAAGAATGCCATCAAACAAAATACTACGATAGAAAATGCTTTCAAACAACTGACGGTGCGTTATCGTCGTGATATTCCTAAATTGTTTCGTTACAATGCGTTCGTGGTAATCAGCGATGGCGTGAACAATAAAATCGGTTCACTCTTTGCTCCATATGAATTTTTCTACGGTTGGCACAAAGTGGAAGCAACAGACTCAATTCTTGACGGTGCATTTGATACGATGTTCACAATGATGCGTGGATTGTTCAGAAGGGAACGTTTGCTTGATGTATTGCATAACTTTATCTTCTTGCCTGATACTCCCAAGGGCGAGGATAAAATCGTGTGTCGCTATCCGCAGTATTTCGCCACCACTCAACTATTCAATAATATTGTGAAGCATTCACGACTGAATCCTGACGGTGATGGAAAAGGTGGTACTTACTTCGGAGCTACTGGCTGTGGCAAGTCGTACACCATGTTGTTCCTTACCCGACAACTGATGCGTTCCAAGCAACTGAGCAGTCCTACCATTGTGCTGATTACAGACCGAACAGACCTTGACGATCAGTTGTCGAAGTCGTTTTTAAATGCCACCAAATTCATTGGAGACAAGACTATCGTTCAGGTGGAAAGTCGGGGAAAACTTAAAGAACATCTTGAAAACCGTTCTGCTGGAGGTGTCTATCTTACAACGATTCAGAAATTCGAGGAAGGCACAGGCCTGTTAAGCAACCGTACAAACATTATCTGCATATCCGATGAGGCTCATCGTTCACAAACAAGTTTGGGGCAGAAAACAACTATCACAGAAAAGGGCGTAAAGCATCATTATGGTTTTGCCAAATACTTGCGAGATTCCCTGCCGAATGCCACATATGTGGGATTTACCGGAACACCGCTCGACAATACGCTGGATGTGTTTGGTCCAATTGTAGACCGCTATACCATGACCGAAGCGGTTACGGATGAGATTACGCGTAAGATAGTTTATGAAAGCCGTGCAGCAAAGGTTATGATTGATTCGGATAAAGTTAAAGAAATTGAGCTGTTTTATGAACAATGCAAATCCGAGGGTGCAAGCGATTATCAGATAGAAGAAAGCAAGAAACGGATGACGAGGATGGATAATATCCTCAATGACCCAGATTTGCTTGCCAAGATTGCCCAAGATATGGTGGAACACTACGAAAAGCGAATCGAAGAAGGTTCGACGGTGTTAGGTAAAGCGATGATTGTTTGTAGTTGCCGAGCAATAGCATGGAATCTTTATCAAGCGATTATCCGTTTGCGTCCGGAATGGGTGGAAATCAAAGAGTGTATCGAAGAGGAAACGCTTTCGGAAAAGGAACGTAAGGAAATAAAGCCGATGCCACGTATTGCTATGGTTATCACTCGCGACAAAGATAATGATTCCGATGAACTTTATAATCTGCTCGGCAATGACGAATACCGGAAAACATTAGATAAACAGTTCAAGGAAGAGAAAAGCAATTTCAAGATTGCCATTGTTGTAGATATGTGGATAACCGGCTTTGATGTGCCAAGTCTTGATACGATGTATTGCTTCAAGCCTTTGCAAATGCACACACTGATTCAGACCATATCGCGTGTCAATCGTGTTTATCCCGGAAAAGAGAAAGGACTTGTAGTTGACTATCTCGGCATAAAGCGGCAGATGAACGAAGCTCTTCATCAGTATGGAGGAAATGGAGAAGTCGATGGCCCAGATCTTGAAACCATTGATGAGGCGGTTAAAGTGGTTAAGGACGAATTGGATGTGATTAAGCGAATATTTCATGCTTTTGATTGGTCTGGTTACTTCATTGGAACACCTCTTGAACAATTAGATATACTTCAAACGGGAGCGGAATATATCCAACGTACCAAAGGACTTGAAACACGTTTCATGCGACATTGTAAAAAAATGAAAGGTGCGTATGATATATGCTGTAACTCGGAACATCTGACCGAAGCGGAAGACAACGACATTCATTTTATGTTGGCTATCCGTTCCATAATCTCTAAACTGACAAGAGGAAACGCACCGGATGCTGTCAAGATGAATAAGCGTGTGAGCGGAATGCTAAAAGATGCTTTGATGTCCGAAGCGGTGGAAGAAGTGGCCAAAATCGGTGTTGCAGCCGATGAGGAGATTGATCTTCTTTCTGCGGAATACATGAAACGCCTTGACCAAATACCCTACAAGAACACCAAAGTCAAGCTGATGGAGCAACTTTTGAAAAAGGTTATTGAATCGTTACGGAAAATCAATAGGCAAAAAGGTATCGACTTCACGAAACGCTTGGAGGATATTGTAAAGAAATATAATGACCGCTCAGATGATGCGGCATTAGCCAATGATGTGATTGATGATGTTGTTGGCGAGATGGTAAGACTTATGGAGGATGTGGCAAGCGAACGCACCGCCGGCAATTCTATAGGACTGTCATTTGAAGAGAAAGCATTCTTCGACATTCTGCAATCAGTAGCTATAAAATATGAGTTCATTGAAAAATTTCCCGATGAAAAATTGACAGAACTGGCTAAGCAAATTAAAACGATGGTAGAGGAACAGTCAGATGTTTCGGATTGGTTGAATCGTCCTGACCTTCGGGCAACATTGAAGATGAATGTAATTGTCCTGTTGGCTCGTGCAGGCTATCCTCCGAAGATTCGTGACGAGGTGTTCAAAGAGATTTTGGAGCAGGCAGAATGTTTCAAACGGCACAACAAGCCTCGCCCTTATGTAATTGGCAATGATTCTTATTCATCAATGGTAGCAGAACCGTAATATGACACAATTAAAACATACTATTATTTATTTGGTTATCCTTGGCATGTTATGCTTGGTGATATCTTATGCAATTTCGGTAAATATGGAGACAGAATTTTGTGCGATTAATTCACGATTCATATCAAACAACTTTCTGTTCACTTGTTTCAGTGGTGCATTTGCAAGTATTTCGGTACTGATATTTACTGAAATTTATCGTTTTATTCAGATGAAGAAATCTATTGAACAATTCTTGTTTTCTCAGCTGGCATTTATCTATGGTCAGTTACAAGCTGCGAATGCAAATATCACGAATATTCTTAACAAGAATGGACTTGTTTCTGATAATTTATTGAGCAGTTTATCAAGCACAATAACGCAAATGACATTTTCATTGCGCTCACTGGATTATAATCCATTTTTCTCTTCCAATCGCTCACGAGCGATAAAAAGGATAATCACTCGACTATTCTCTACAGGAATAATCCAATTAGATTCATTAGCCAAAGACTGTATCTATTTACCCATGGCAATTTGTACTGACAAATTAGATACTTTGAGTAGTGAGGTGTCTAATACTGTTATTACATCAACATCGCCAAATACGCAAAAGGTTCTAAATGTTCTCAATAAAGAAATTATACGATTGACATCACAAATTCTGATTGATTTGACAGAACTTAATACGGCTTGTGATAATTTTTTTCATTGGAACGATGTCGAGAAAAAACTTTCGGATGTTCCAATGCCTGACACTTCATTGTCTGCGTTCTTTTCAAAGTATGATTCTTTCAAATAAATAAAGACATGAATAGAATTATACTTATCGGCAACGGTTTTGACTTGGCACATGGGCTTCCTACCAGATATGAAGATTTCATAAACTGGTATTGGGAGAAACGAGTTGATTCTTTTACGGGAAATATTTCGTCTATATCAGAGGATTGCCTTTGTTCTATCAAAATTACCTCAGGCAATTACAATTGCTGTTGGAATGTCTTTGCATTTTCTCTTCCTAAGTATTTTAACAAACCGTCTAGTAAAGAAGTCATTGATTATATTACCAATGACTCTAAGTCCTTTGAGCTCTCATTTTCTCCATTTTTTAAGAATATATGTACTTCCATAGAGACTAAAGGATGGGTTGACATAGAAAAGGAATATTATAACTTATTACGAAGCACTATTATAAGTCCAGATAATTGTAATTATACAGTTTCCGAACTTAACAAGCAATTACTTTATATTCAAGACCTTTTAGCTCAATATCTTTCTTCTGTCACAACTGATGATATCAAGTGCAATGCAGAGATACAACATCAAATTTATGGAAATATTCATAAAGATGATATTTGTATCGGACAATTACAGGTTTATTATGACTATGTAGATTATCTGATTCAACAAGACGATGTGTATCAGCGGTTGCTCTGTCAATATGGCTTTGATGGTCCTAATAGGCACTTTAAGGCAGAAGAGATTAAACGGCTCAAAAAGCAATTTTCAGAATCTTCAGAGATGGAAGAAGTATACTTAAAGGATTTAATAATTCCTGAGAATATTATGCTACTTAATTTTAATTATACTGAAGTAACAGACAAATACGGGGAACTGAAAGTTGCATCTATAAATCATATTCATGGAGACTTAAATAATCCCAGTAGTATGATATTGGGTTATGGTGATGAACTTGATGAGGATTATAAAGATTTTCTTAAACAATCAGATAATGAGTGCTTAAGACACATTAAATCTATAAAGTATTTAGAGTCTGACAATTATCGTAATTTGCTACAGTTCATAGAATCTGCTCCATATCAGGTTTATATCATGGGGCATTCTTGTGGCAATTCCGACCGAACGCTGCTAAACACATTGTTTGAACATAAAAACTGTGTTTCAATAAAGCCATATTATTATCAAAAAGATGATGGTTCAGATAACTATCTGGAAATCGCACAAAATATATGTCGTAATTTTACGGACATGAAGTTAATGCGTGATAGAGTTGTTAACAAAATGTTTTGTGAGCCATTACCACAAGTTTCAAAATAAAAAAGTAAGTGCAATGGAAATTGACGATATAAAGAAACTGATAGCTTTCGATGAGTCGCGGACTTTGGAGTTGAAGAAGACTACCGGCGAACTGAAAGATGGAATGCACTCAGCGTGTGCATTCCTTAATACAGAAGGTGGTTGGTTGATTTTTGGTGTTGCTCCCAAGTCGTTAAAGATAATTGGACAGGAGGTAACAGATAAGACGCAGCAGGAAATAGCTCAGGCTTTGGCTGGGTTGGAACCTGCTGTAGATGTGCGAGTAGCGTATGTTGATGTACCAGAATATCCGAGAAACAAAGTTATAGCCATGCACTTTGATGGTTGGGTATGGGGCGAGCGTCCGCATACATTCCACGGTTGCCCCTATTACAAAGTTGAGAGCACCACGAAAGTGATGCCACAAGATATGTATGACGAGCGTATCCGTGCGCATCAACCTCAGTTGTATGCGTGGGAAAGGTTGGCTGCTGATGGTGTGACTTTGGCAGACCTTAACGAGAATTTAATCCGTAATTGCATCCGTCGAGGTATTGATGGCGGGCGCATTCCGGAATCTGCATTGTATGAGCCGACAGGAGATATTTTATCAAAATGGAAGTTGCTTAAGAATGGTGTGCCGACAAATGGGGCGGTCTTGCTCTTTTCTAGTAACATAGACGAATATCCACAGTTCACGTTAAGAATGGCGCGGTTTGTAGGTACGAATAAAAATATGTTCCGTGATAATCAACGTGCTGAAGGTAATTTCTTCCAACTTTTAGATGCCGGAGTTGCGTTCTGTTTCAAGCATCTTTCTCTCAGTGGTAGAATCACCAATTATAGTTTGGAACGGGAGGAACATCTTGAAGTGCCTTATCATGCGTTGCGCGAGGCTCTTATCAATGCTCTCTGTCATCGTCATTGGGAACGGCATAATCTTACTATTAGTCTTGCCGTCTATGATGACCGCATCGAGATTGCAAGCCCTGGCACATTTCCACCCCAAATTACTCCAGAGAATATCAAGGAGCCTCACGAATCATATCCGCACAACCTGAAAGTGGCGGAAGCTCTTTATCGAATGACTTACTTAGAAAACTGGGGTAGTGGAGCAAAGCGTATCATGGATGCTTGTGATGCACAAGGAGTGGAAGCACCCACATGGCGTTCTGATGGAGGTTTTGTTACTATCACGTTCAAGCGACCTTATTTCGCATCCGATACAACAAAGATAGACAAGGAGGATAAAAAAGCAACTAAAGAGGACAAGTACCGCTCAACTACCGACCAAGTACCGCTCAACTACCGACCAATTACTGCTCAAGTTCAAGAAATGATTCTTTCAATGAGTGACGACTATATGGCGATGAATGAAATTATGTCCAATATGGGATTCAAACATCGTACATCATTCCGGAAAAATTATTTTCTTCCTGCGTTGGAAGATGGTGCAATTGAGCCAATGTATCCTGAACAGCCCAATCATCCGAAGCAAAAATACAGACTCACAGAATTAGCAAAAGAGTGGATAAAGAATAATTCAGACCATTCAAAAGAGTAAAAATGGCATCGCTGATTTGAAAGGATTTCCGACTTCGGAGGAAATCCAGTTTCCTGTAAGGACAAGGCGTTTTGAGCTGCTCGAAGTATTTTGAGCAGCCCAAAACATACCTTGCTGTGTCTTTGAGGACACAAGAACTCCGATTTACGCCACTTGCAGCCATTAAAAGACAACCATCTGTATGATAGTGATTTATTCGGTATTTCTCACAACTTTGCAGAATAGGGAAAAAGCAAAAAAATGTGGATTGCAGAAAGAGAACGGTTTCCTAATCGTAACCCCGGAAACCTGCATTTTTAACAGCCCGACACTGATTTTGCGCCGTTCTGCGGAGGTTTGCTTACAGCCATTTAGCGCGTGTGAAACTAATTTTGCAACCAAAAACAACTGGTATGAGAGCAACATTCAAAATTCTGTTCTTCGTGAACAGAAGCAAGGAGAAAAACGGTATTGTTCCCATCATGGGGCGAGTGACAATCAACGGAACACAAGCGCAGTTCAGTTGCAAGTATTCCATTGCTATGGAGCAATGGGACACCAAGGCGAACAAAGTGAAGGGGAAAAGCAAGGAAGCCCGTGACATCAACTTCGCCCTCGATAACATCAAGGCGCAAATCATCAAGCACTACCAACGCATATTGGACAAGGAAGCGTATGTGACGGCGGAAATGGTGCGCAACGCCTATCAGGGCATCGGCACGGAGTACGAAACCCTGCTCCGTGCCTTCGATAAACACAATGCGGATTTTGCCAAGCGTGTGGGCAAGGACAGGACAAAGAAAACATACTACAAACACACGATAGCCCGTACCCATGTGGCAAACTTCATCAAGTATTACTACAAGCGGAACGACTTCGGCATGAACGAGCTGACGGAAGACTTCATGAACCAGTATTGCATCTACCTCCGTAACGAGGTGGGCGTGCAGCAATCCACCGTCAAGCTTTATTGCGAGACATTGAAGTCCATCGTGACCCATGCGCACAAGAACGGGCTGATACCGAGAGACCCTTTCGCCGACTGCTGTATCAGCGGCGGTAAGAAGGAGCGGGAGTTCCTCACGGAAGAAGAGGTGCGGACGCTCATGTCGCACCGTTTCGATGACCCGGCAATGACAGTTGTACGTGATCTGTTCGTTTTCGGATGCCTGACGGGAATATCTTTCAGCGACATCAAGAACCTCACCACCGACAACCTTGTCACGATAAACGGCAACCTGTGGGTTTCATCGGTGCGGCAGAAGACGAAAATACCTTTCCACGTGAAGTTGATGGAGAGTGCCTGCAAAATCATCAACCGCTACGAGCCGTTCCGCAGGGGAAAACGCCTGTTCCATGTCTATAGGAACGGATGGACGAATATCCTGCTGAAAAAGATAGCGGCGGAGTGTGGGATAACCAAGAACTTGACTTTCCACATGAGCCGCCATTCGTATGCGGTAATGGCTATCTCAAACGGTATGCCGATAGAGAGCGTCAGCAAGGTGTTGGGGCATACAAAGATTACCACCACGCAGCATTACGCCAAGATAACAACTGAAAAATTAGACAAGGATTTTTCTGTGTTGGAAAGTAAAATTGGAGATAAAATGAAACTTGTTTAATCACCAAATACCATAAGGGATGAAAAGAAACATCATAACAATAAGCAGAACGGGCAATGTCAGTATGCCTGAAAACATTACCGATATATGGATGAGCGAAGCTGAACTTGTCAGCCTGTTCGGTGTTATCGCTCCAACCGTCCGTGCTGCAATCAAATCAGTCTATAAAAACAGAATACTGAAAGAGTATGAGGTACAGAGGTATATCCACCTGTCGGACAAAATCAGTATGGATGTTTACAGCCTTGAAATGGTTGTCGCTCTTGCTTTCCGCATTAACTCATACGGAGTGGAACGGGTACGCAATGCCATACTTGAAAGAATGTACTTGCGAAAAGAGAAAACAAGTATCTTCTTTTCGCTGGGTAATAGAATGGAAATGTCTAAGTATCAGGCATAAAATATATAGATATGACGACATGAAGTAATGAAACCAATGCGTATTCCCATTGCCGACAATGTATCCATATACATAATTGGGTAGGCGTATTGTCATTCATTCACAGGAATGTGGCAATCCCGAAGAAGCACCTCTCTATAACGGTTGTTTCTTCGGGATTTTTTATTGTTATACTCCCTAACAGGCTGCAAGTTTTTCATTCCGTGTGTTTTTTGCGCCATTCTGCCGTGATTTGCGTATCAAGGTTTCAAGCGGCTCACTCTAACTTTGCACACGACTATTTATCAACCATTTAAGCGTATGAATAATGAGTAAATCAGACATCTGCAAGGAGGAGTTTATCCGAGTGGGTACGACCCTCTACAAGTTAGTGAACCAGCCCCGACTGAACGGTGGCTATGTGAAGAAACGAATCGTGTGGAACAACGAAACGTTACGGCAGGACTACGGCAAGCACTATCTCGCCACCGTCCCCAAGTATGACGGCTTCTGCACGGTTCCCGACCATGTGAATTACCGTCCGATAGTGGACAAGTTCCTGAACCTCTATGAACCTATAGACCACAAGCCGATGGAGAGTGATTTTCCCTCTCTATCCGTTCGTTGGTGGAGCACATCTTCGGGGAGCAATACGAGTTGGGAATGGACTACCTGCAACTGCTATATCTGCAACCCATCCAAAAGTTGCCTATCCTACTGTTGGTATCGGAAGAACGCAACACAGGCAAAAGTACGTTTCTGAACTTTCTGAAAGCCCTGTTTCAGAACAACGTGACATTCAACACCAACGAGGACTTCCGTAGCCAATTCAATTCCGATTGGGCTGGCAAGCTGCTTATCGTGGTGGATGAAGTGCTGCTTAGCCGCAGGGAGGACAGCGAACGGTTGAAGAACCTGAGTACCACATTATCCTACAAGGTGGAAGCCAAAGGCAAAGACCGTGATGAGATTGCGTTCTTTGCCAAGTTCGTGCTGTGTTCCAACAACGAGTATCTGCCCGTCATCATAGACGCAGGGGAAACACGTTATTGGGTGCGCAAGATAGACCGCTTGCAGTCCGATGATACCGACTTTTTGCAAAAGCTGAAAGCGGAGATACCAGCCTTCCTTTACCACTTGCAGCACAGGCAGCTATCCACTGAGAAAGAGAGCCGTATGTGGTTTGCCCCGTCATTGCTACATACCGAAGCCTTGCAGAAGATTATCCGCAGCAACCGCAACCGATTGGAGATTGAGATGAGCGAGCTTGTACTTGACATCATGGCAAGTACGGGTATTGACACTTTCTCTTTTTGCTGCAACGACATTCTCACGCTGTTGGCAAACACGTATGTCAAGGCGGAGAAGCACCAAGTGCGGAAAGTATTGCAGGAGTGTTGGAAACTCACGCCTGCACTAAACGGACTTACATACACTACCTACCAACTGAACTATAATCGGGAGTGTCGGTATGAGCCGATAAGGAGAGTGGGACGCTTCTATACCGTCACAAGGCAGCAACTTGAAACGCTGTAAATCCATTGTCTTTTTGTTGAATTGTTGAATAATGATATAATCATACTGATAATAAGCGATATACACTCTCAACAAAATCTCAACAGACCAAAAGAGAAGTTGAGCATAAAGCCCCGACCGATTGTCGGTTTCTCTTTTGGCGAGTGGTTTGTTGAGCGAATGTTGAGGACCTATTTATATGGATATAAGTATGTTACATATGCCATTCAACGAATCAACGATTTTCATTCACCATTAAAACCATAGGAAGATTATGACTACACAGGAAGCAAAGAATATACGCATCGCAGACTATCTGCAAAGTCTGGGCTACAGTCCCGTCAAGCAGCAGGGCAAAAGCCTTTGTTACAAATCACCGTTCAGGGAGGAAACGGAAGCGTCGTTCAAGTTGAACACCGAACTCAACCAATGGTACGACTTCGGAACAGGCAAAGGCGGTAATATCATCGCATTGGCACAGGAACTTTACGGTTCGGACTATGTGCCTTACCTGCTTGGGAAGATAGCGGAGCAAGCACCGCACGTCCGTCCCGTGTCTTTCTCTTTTCGCCAGCAGGCATCCGAACCGAGTTTCCAACATTTGGAGGTGAGAAAACTCACTCACCCTGCATTGCTCCGCTATTTGCAGGAACGTGGAATAAATACCGCATTGGCACGGGTTGAATGTAAGGAACTGCACTTCGTCCACAACGGTAAACCCTATTTCGCCATCGGATTCCCGAATGTGGCAGGAGGCTATGAGGTGCGCAACCGTTTCTTCAAGGGTTGCATCGCCCCGAAGGACATCAGCCATATCCGACAGTCGGGAGAACCGAGAGAGAAATGCCTCGTATTCGAGGGAATGACAGACTATCTTTCATTCCTCACCTTGCGGATGAAGAACTGCCCGATCATGCCCAACCTTGACGGGCAGGATTACGTTATTCTCAATTCCGTTTCCAATGTATCCAAAGCCATAGACGTGCTGC